ATTGTATGCAACAATTGTTTCCAACTGAATATCATATTTGTAGGTCTTTGTATTTTGGAAAAGGTAAAAGAAGAAATAAAGCTTGGCTTGAACAAAATAAAATGTATAGTGAAAATATATAAAAAATATCATATTTCTCCCTTCTCTAAACTTACCCCACTTTTATTTCCTTTCTAGTGGGGTTTCTTTTTTTGTCGTTATAAGTTATATGTTAAATTACAGCTAACCTACTGCAAGAGAGGTAAGACATGAAAAAGAAAATGGGTAGACCAAAATTTGAAATAACTGAAGCCATTTGTGCAAAGGCAGAACACCTTGCATCAAAAGGTTTAACTGTCGATCAAATAGCTGCTGTCTTTGGTGTTTCTGACGCAACGATATATGAAAGACAAGCTGAAAATCCTGACTTTTCTGACGCATTAAAAAGAGGTCGTGCTTCTGGCATTGTCAATGTAACAAATGCTTTATATGAAAAGGCAACTGTCGATAAAGATAATACTGCTATGATCTTTTGGTTAAAGAATAGAGCAGGATGGGTTGATAAACAGGAAACAAATACTACTATAGAACAAAGACATATTATAGATTTATCTAGGATTGATAATGAACAACTTGCCCAACTTGAACGAGTTCTTGAGCAATCTGTCACTGGAACAAGTAAGAGCAGAGAAATACCGAAGGTCATTGAAGGAGTTCACGAAGGCTAGTTGGAGTTCCATAGAGCCTGGAGTTGAGTTTCAAAATAATTGGCACATTGATGCAATCAGTGAACATCTACAAGCTGTCGTTGATGGTGATATCAAAAGACTAATTATTAACGTACCACCAAGACACATGAAATCTATTTCAGTTGCAGTTGTATTACCTGCTTGGACTTGGACTAGACAGCCTGAGAAAAAATTTTTATATGCTTCTTATGCCAGTTCATTGTCAATAAGAGATAGTGTTAAGTGTCGTAGATTATTAGATAGTAGATGGTATAAATCTCATTTTGGTGATTCGTTTCAGTTAACTTCCGATCAAAATCAAAAGCAAAGATTTGAAAATGATAAGACTGGAGCTAGGATTGCCACATCTGTTGATGGTGCATTAACTGGTGAAGGTGGTGATATTATAGTTGTTGACGATCCACATAATGTCAGAGAAAGCGAATCAGCTACAGTTCGTGAAAGTGTTCTTGACTGGTGGGATCAAGCGATGCAAACAAGATTGAATGATCCAAAGACTGGTGCATTCATAATTATTATGCAAAGAGTACATGAAAAAGATTTAACAGGACATATATTAGCGAATCAATACGATGAATGGGATCATTTATGCTTACCTGCTCGATATGAAATCGGACATCCGACACCAACAAGATCATCACTTGGCTTCTCCGATCCAAGAACAAAAGAAGGAGATTTGTTGTGGGAAAAGAGGATTGATGAAAAAACTCTTGTTAATATTGAAAAGAGTCTTGGGAGTTACGCAGCAGCAGGTCAGTTGCAACAAAGACCGATGCCCAAAGGTGGTGGTATTCTAAAAGCAGAATGGTGGATGCCATACGAAAGTCCAGATTTACCTGACATAGAATATGTATTACAATCTTATGATACTGCTTATAGCACCAAAGAAAAAACATCCTATTCTGCCAGAACTACTTGGGGAGTGTTTAGAAAAAATGGCCAGATAAATGCTTTAGTGTTGGAAATGTGGTATGATAGAGTACCTTATCCAGAACTTAGAAAACTTGCACAAGAAGCTTATGAGGATTATGAACCTGATGCTGTATTGATAGAAAAGAAGGCATCTGGTCAAAGTTTATTGCAAGATTTACGTATGGCAGGTGTACCAGTTATTGAATATTTACCTGATAGAGATAAGGAAGCTAGAGCACATGCATCGTCTGCTTTATTAGAAGATGGAAGAATTTGGTATCCTTCCAACAAAAAATGGTGTAAGGATTTAATTGATATATGTGCATCTTTTCCTGCTACTGATAACGATGATATTGTTGACACTTGTACACAAGCTTGGTTAAGATTACGCAAAGGTTGGTTTGTTAGTCATTCACAAGATGACATTGAGGATGATATTGAGGAAAATAAAAGGATAACATTATATGGTTGAAATCCCTTTCGCAGAAGGTGCTCCACCAGATGATTTGCAAGTCGAATCAGTTGGTGATGATGTTTTAATTGGTGATCCAGATTTAGATGCAGAGGTTGAAAAGGAAGATAGTTCTTTTGATGAAAACCTTGCAGAAGGAATGACTGTTACAGAATTATTAAGAAAAGCATCAGAATTAATTAAATATTATGAAACTGACAGAGAAGCTAGATCCGAATGGGAAGAACGATATAAAAAAGGTCTAGAAACATTAGATCCAGATGGTGGTTTAGAGGAAAGTGAAGATGAACGTGCCAGTCGTGGATTAAGTGTAGTTGTACATCCATTAATAGCAGAAGCAGCTACTCAATTTAATGCAAGAGCTATTGCAGAGTTATATCCATCAGGTGGACCTGTTAAGACTGTTATTGTCGGTGAAGCTAATGAAGAAGCTGAAAATCAGGCACGTAGAGTTAAAGACTTTATGAATTATCAGATTACACAGGAGATGCCAGAATACTTTCCAGAACTTGATCAGATGTTATTTCATCTGCCATTAGTTGGTCATACATTTAAAAAAGTATGGTGGGATGTCAATTTAGATAGACAATGTTCTCAATTTGTTAAGGCAGAAGATTTTGTAGTCGCACCAGAGAGCAAAGATTTACATACATCGATTCGATATACCCATGTGATTCGTATGCCAAGAAACGACTATGAAAAATATGTCGATGCAGGTTATTACATGCAAACAGTTGAAACAAATAGTAATATAGATCCTTCTGGAGATACTGTTGGTCAGGTTGAAGGTGTAGATCAGTATGCAACCGAATCAGAAGATAATGTTGTTACTTTGTTAGAAATGCATGTCTATGAATATTTTGATGATGAAGAAACAGAAGTTGGTATGCCATATGTCGTAACGATTGATTACGATAATCAGAATGTTGTTAGCATTCGTAGAAACTGGAATGAAGATGATGAAAAGAAATTAAAAAGAGATTGGTTTGTCAGCTATAAGTTTTTACCTGGTTTAGGGTTTTATGGTTTTGGTCTTTATCATGTGATCGGTGGATTAGGAAAAGCAGCTACTGGATCACTTAGAGCATTACTTGATTCGGCTGCATTTAGTAATATGCAAGGTGGATTTAAGTTAAGAGGTCGTGTTAATGGTGGTGAAATCCAAGTCAATCCTGGTGAGTTTGTTGATTTAGATGCTACAGTTGACGATGTAAACAAGGCTATTATGCCATTGCCATTTAAAGAACCTAGTGGATCTCTGTTTAATTTATTAGGATTTATTGTCGATGCAGGTAAAAGATTTGCGAATACTGCTGATTTAAATGTCGGTGATGTAAATCCAAACGCACCAGTTGGATCGACAGTTGCTTTAATAGAACAAGGTTCAAAAGCATTTTCAGCTATTCACAAACGATTACATTATTCACAAGGTCAAGAGTTTAAATTACTTGCTAAATTAAATTCAGAAAACTTGGATGAAGTATTTAGATTTGCCATATCTGGTGCTAGTGCAGAAGTTTATGCATCTGATTTTGATGAGACAATTGATATTATTCCAGTTAGTGATCCTAATATATTTTCAAGTACACAACGTATTGCTCAAGCACAAGCATCATTACAGATGGCGCAAGCAGCTCCACAATTACATGATTTATATTCAGCTTATAAAAGAATGTATGAAGCTTTACGTATACCAAACATTGAAGAGATTTTAAAAGAACCAGAGGAAGCACCAAGATTAGATCCGATTGATGAAAATATGTCT